CGGTGATACGGATGAACTTTTCCGCATCCAGAAGCTTTATGCGAATGAGACAGAGAAGCGCATTAGAGCAGAGATCATGAAGACAATGCCTACTCCGGCCACTGGCAATGATGATTCCATTCAGCTTACGCAGAAACAGTTCGATGAGATGACTTACAGAGAGCAGCTTGATCTGTTTGAAAAGCATCCGTCTGTTTACGAGAAATTTACTAAACATTGATCTATTAATCCGGCTCTCAATCCTGTGAGAGCCGCTAACCCACAAAAAACTATGGGAGGAATTATTATGTCCGCTGTATCTACTACTAACGGCACGTATCTTGCCAACCTTTTCAATCCCCAGGTCGTTGGTGATCGCATTGAAAAGAAACTTTTTGACTACATTCGTTTTGCTCCCCTTGCGAGAGTGTACAACAACCTCGTGGGCCGTCCGGGATCTACTGTGACTCTGCCTTACTACAACTCCATCGGAGCTGCTACCGCAGTAGGCGAAGGTCAGGATATTCCGATCTCTCAGCTTACCGAAAGCACAGTAAGCGTTACCGTGAGTAAGTATGCGAAGGGCGTGCAAATCACGGACGAGGCCGTGCTCAGTTCATTTGGAGACCCGATCGGTGAGGCTGTTGACCAGATTGCTCAGTCCATTGGACAGGCATATGACAATGCTATGCTTGCAGCTATGGCAGCAAATGCAGCGTCCAACATGACAACCGCAGCAGCAGCATTTACAGTTGATGGTCTTGCAGCTGCTCTGACACTGTTCGGTGAGGACATCGATGGTGACAAGGTTCTGCTTTGCAATCCGGCTACATACGAGATCATCCGTAAGGCTACAAACTGGATCGCCGGAACTGAAATCGGTGCTAACTTCGTCATTCGTGGCACTGTCGGTATGATTCACGGTTGCCAGGTTGTTGTTTCCAATAAGCTGACCGCAGCAAACGCAGCTTACATCGTCAAGCCTGGTGCGCTTGCTATCTACAACAAGAGAGACATCCTTGTTGAGACTGACAGAGACATTATCAATAAGTCCACTGTGATCACAGCTGATCGTCACGCAGCCGTTTATGTCCTTGACAAAACCAAGCTGATCAAGATGCCCGGTCAGGCTACAACCTAATAAGGGAGATTGATGAAGGTTTTTATTGCTGTTCCTTGCATGGATACACTCTCAGCTAAGTTTGCTCAGTGTCTTGTCAACCTTGTGAATCACAAGCGTGACTTTGATGTTGAGGTGGGGTTTCACATCGGCAGTCTTGTCTATGACAGTCGAAACAAACTGGCTGAGAGGTTGCTAAATTCAGATGCCGATTACATCTTTTGGTTAGACTCTGACATGACTTTTATGCCGGACACTCTGGATATAATGGTTGAAGAACTTGAGTCCAATGGATTCGATATGTTAGCCGGGATGTATTTTAGGCGAAGACCGCCATTCACTCCAACGCTTTTTAAGACACTCAATATTTCGGATATGGGTGTTGTTACCGAAGAATTTGACGAGATACCAGATGGCATTTTTGAAGTTGCCGGATGTGGCTTCGGCTGTGTCCTCATGAAGAGAAGTGTCATCTGGAATGTCTTGTGTCAGCATGGCTATATGTTTTCTCCAATCAATAATGTTGGAGAGGATCTTAGCTTTTGTTGGAGAGCAAGGATGTGTGGTCATAAGATTTATTGTGACCCAACGATTGCATTGGGGCATGAGATAAGAACTACAATCACAAGATCAAATAGAGGATTATTTAATGGGAATGCTATTAAGACACAGGCCTGATCCTGATGCTCTCACTACCACAGAATGCTTTGGAAGACCAGAGTTCGAGGAAGATAAAGACAACGATAAAGTTGCTGAGAGCGTAAAGGACGAGAAGCCTAAGACCGTCAAAAGAGGCAGAAAACCCAACCATTAAGGAGATGCGATCATGGAAAATGTGAGACAGGCTGTTGTAGCGATTTTAACTCAATATCTCAATGACGGCTCTGTTGACAACATCATGATTGGTGTCCTTGCAAGCAGAGCGGTTGATGCTTTCCGTGAGTATGTGAATTATCCATCCACTTGGGAAGAGGATGCAATCGTATCTGACATGATGAGACATAAAAGTTGCATTGGTGACCTGGCTCTGTATGAGGCCATTCAGCAAGGTGCTGAGTTCCAGTCGATGCACATCGAATCTGGACTGTACCGTATGTGGCAGAAGAAAGGCGATGTTTACACGAGTCACGGTGTTGTACCTTTCGCAACTACATAAAGAAAGACGGTTGCATGGCTATAGACCCTCACTATGGCTGTAGGGGATGTCCTTGTAGGTGGTTGGGTCGGACATCGATTTTAATGGGGGATATTAGACATGAGGAGTTTGCAGAGACAGACACAGGACTTATATTTTTCTGTCAAGACGATGGGGTATGACGGTATCGACGAGGTATCTCAGTACACCACGCCAGAACTGCACAAATTCACCGTTTCCGCTACTGGTTCTACACCAGATGATTTTGCGGTCGGTATTGTGCCAGACTATGACAGATACATCACATCTTTTGATCGCACTTTCAAACCGATTGAGGGTATGCAAGTGTGGGTCGATGTTGAACCAGAACTCGATGATTACGGAGAGCTGATTCTTGACGAAGACGGCAATCCTACTGTGATGCCAGACTACACGTTAAAGAGACTGGTTGATACCAAGATGGGTACTGTGGCTCGTTATCTCATTCATAAGAATGGTGATGAGGTAGGTGAGTATCATGGTGATAACGATTAATGCGTTGTCTGCAAAATCACTGAAAGATGCCTCTAAACAGGTTGACAAGTATGCTAATGAACTTGCCAACAAGAATCGCATATTTATGCAAGAACTTCTCAATGCTGGAATTGCTGTTATATACGACAATTTGAATGGTGCTGGGGATTCAGATGCTCCCACGCCGGATTATCCACAAGTCCATGTAGATTATGGCGGTGGAAATATGACGGCTACACTGAGACTTAAAGGCGAGGATGTAATGTTTGTTGAGTTTGGTGCTGGTGTTTACTACAACGGCAATCCTGGCAACTCACCACATCCTATGGGTGCTGAACTTGGCTGGACCATTGGTTCTTATGGCAACCATAATGGTTTGAAAGAGTATTGGCACTACCGCAATGACGATGGCAAATGGCGTACATCACACGGTACTGAAGCTACGATGCCAATGTATAAAGCTGATGTTGAAATCAGACAGAAATTTGCTTCTATTGCGAAAAAAGTATTTGGGAGTTGATTATGGCTGACATTATCCAGAATCCTATCACCGAAATTTATGAGAACTTCGTTTCAGAGTGCGTTAAGAATGGCGTTATAGCCAAGAAGAACATCTCATTTGGCAAGAGCGATGTTGGTGCGATCCTTCCGTGGGTTTCTTTTAAACCTATGACCAATTATACGTGGTTACAGGCCAGAGATTTATCCAACAACGAGAACGCGATCATCGTTAATGTCCAGGTTGAGTGCTTTGCGAAGAAAGAATCGGCTGCAATGAGGCTTGAAGATGCTACCAAGCAGATCCTTTTCAATATGGGCTTCTATTCAGTTGGCTTTGCACAGAGATTCAAAGAAAACGAAGTACACCGATACATAGGTCGATATGACCTACGATATACTGGCGAGTTGTTTGACTTGTCAGAAACATGAAACCAAAACTGGCATCCGGCTGATGGATGTCACTTACCACATACAATTAGGGGGTAAAGATTATGTCCGCTAAAGCGCATAACACAATTGGTACTATCCTTAAATTTGGTACATCTGCAAATACTCTTTCCGAACTGTGCAAGATAAAGACCTTTCCGCAGCTGAATGGCGAGAGAGAGCAGATCGAGTCCACGGACCTCACAGATAGCGCACAGACGTTCGTGCCCGGCGTACAGTCTGTCGAAAATATGCAGTTTACCGCAAACTTTACCACAGCGGCTTATACTTCTCTGAAAGCTAACGCCCTTACAGATGGCTACTTCGAACTTGATTTTGGCGGCAATGCCGGAGCGAAGGCTACATGGGAAGGCCAGTACGATGTGTACGTAAATGAAGGAGAAGTTAATGGGTTGATCGAAATGACGATCAGTGTTTATCCTTCTACCGTTGTTACAATTGCAGCGCTTACAGCTACAACCTAATCGGAATCTAAATTTACATACTTAGTGAGGGAAAGTTATGTATATCTTTAAAATTCACGGCAAAGAGTATAAGGTTCGTTTCACCTATCGTATGGTTTGTAAAGGAGACCTTCTTGATAAGGTT